TGGTTCACCTAGATTGTTTAACCTTTGAAAGTCTTTTATATCTTCCATTGTTCTTTCATATTCAGGTAACTTCTCACGTTTTTCCATCATTTCTCTAACACCAGCAATACCACCAACTCTTTGTGTTTCTTTTAAACCTCTATTAAAATCTGAATCTGGATCGTTATCGTAACCACTCTCAGAGGATAACATTTTATACAGAGCATATCCAAATCCAATAGCAGTTAATCCACCCAATACTACTGGATTTGTTGCCATGAACAATCCCAATCTGCCTAACCACTTAAATGCTGTTGCAGCTGCGCTACCGGCTGCAAATATGTCCGCAATAGTATCAAAAAGAGATTTACTTTCCTCTTTTACTTTTATTGCTGTTGCTTTGCCTGCATAAGGTTTACCTGTTAAAGCTGCAATAAGTTCCTTATGTCGTTTTAATCTTTCCAATTCTAATTCTTCTTTATAATTATTTTCTTTCTGCCGATTTTTTCTATTCTCATCATTAACATTTTGCATATAGGTAAGTATTTTACCTAGCATGTCATTAACACCCTTGTCATCAGATTCTAATCTATTAATCTTTGTGCTTGTAGGTCTTAAACCGGTAAAATATGATATATCTGTTTTGGTTCTACCTAATAAGTTGCCTAATACAGCAGGACCTAATTTAGAACCGAATGTTAAAAATTTAGCAATGTTTAGTGGATCAAATGTTTCTTTTATACCAGTCATTCTGGCTTTTGATCTTTCACTTAATGTTGCACCAACAGAACGAATAATACCTTTATCACCTTCTGCCAGCTTTCTTGCTAACAGAGATGTGAATCCTTGTTTTCGTATTCTTCTAGCTTCGTAGTAATCCATTTATTTTTTCTTCCAAACAGGTCTATCGTCTTGTGGAGTAGATTTGTCTTGCATATTATTTGTCTTTGAATTGGTTTCTGTTGTTTGATTAACAATCACTTGTGGTCTGGTATTATTTAAGCTTTCGTGCAATTGTGTATTTTCTACAGATGCATTGTTTATTTTGGTGCCAGACGATTGCGATACTGTTGTTAATGGTGGCGGCAACTGTTTTATTTTTGTTGATGCAAATAGTTCTGCTTCTTTTTTTCTTCTTTTATCCAAAGCAGCATTAAATTTTCCACTAGCAGTTCTTATACCTTTCTCAGATATAATTCTTGCGGCTTCTTGTGTATCACCTTTGTCTATAGCTGTTTTTATTCCAGCGTTTACTAAACTTACTGTACTGCCCGTATTATAAGCATAAGAAGTTAACGCAGTCTTTTGTTCATCAGTTAATTTTTCCCAAGACTCACCTAATGGTTTTTTTGCTCGTTCTTCATACTTTGGCAAATCAATTTCTAATAATTTTTTTGCCTGTTGGGGTGTCATAGAGGTGTCAATACCTTTTTCACCTTTTATCAAAACTTTTTCATCACCAGCCTGTATATAACCTTGTTTATATTCTTCTGGTTTTATTTGATGTCCATATCCAATAGACACTAATTTATTTTGATTCGGTGGATCCCAATAAGCTTTACCATTTTTAGGCAAACCTTCTTCTTTTGCAATTACACTTGATGCTAAAGCAAAAAATCCGCCAGCACCAACAGCACCAACTGCAACTTTGGCAGCTGCCGGTATTACAGGTGCACCACTAACTTTTGGTGGTGTTGTAGGTGGTTTTGGTGCAGTAGCAGCAGGAGTTTTTGTTGCTGTTGTTGGTGCTTTAGGTGCTGGAGCTGTTGGTGCTTTAGGTGCTGGAGCTGTTGGTGCTTTAGGTGCTGGAGCTGTTGGTGCTTTAGGTGCTGGAGCTGTTGGTGCTTTAGGTGCTGGAGCTGTTGGTGCTTTAGGTGTTGTTTTTCCAGGTGCTTTTTTTGCCTCAGGTTTTGTAATTTTAGGAACTTCTGCTAGTTCTTCTTTTTTGGCTCTAGTTTTAGATTCTTCTGTTTTCTTTTCTGGTCGTCTGCCAGTAATTGCTTTAATCAATTCTCTATTTCTTAATTCTTCTTCTGTATTTGTTTCTTCTTGAAATCTTCTGTTCAATTCAGATTCAAATCTTCTTTCTATCTCTTGTTTTTTTAATTCTTGAAATATTGAACCAAGAAGATCAACAGCAGACATACCTGATAGGGATGAATCTACCGCATCAACTTTTTTTGCAGTAGACAATTTTGGTGGTATGGAATTAATTTTAGAGGTAGTTTGGTTTGTGCCACTACCTCCTAATAGAACACCAACTGTTTTTTTAGTTTGTTGTGAAACTTGGCCAGGCATTTATCACTTTCTCTGTTTTTCTCGTATTCTTTGGTTTTCTTCTTCAATAAACGAAATCAACAGAGATATGTAAATATCTCTTTCCCATGGTAACATATTTTCAAGTTCGGTCAAACTATATTTGTGGTGCTGTACTAACGAAAAATTCGTTTTGTAGTAATTTCTCAGATTGTCATGACGAAAAGTTAACCGAAAAAATTTTCAAGGCCTTCTACAGCTATGTGATGTTTAAAACCACATTTGTTACAAGTTATGTCTATATCTTGTTTTAGTTTAGGAAGATTATTAAAGAATTTTTCTACTTTTGAAAATTGTTCTTGATTCATGCCTTCTACAAACTCCAACATTTCACCTGGTTTTGCTTCGTGATCATAGTAGAATTGTTCACCATCATAAACATATTCTATACTTTCTGCAATCATATTAAAAGTAACTTCATTAATATCTTCTAATCTTAAAGAATCTTTTACAATACCAAATTGTGGATATTTCATTTTAATTGTAATTGCATCAGTCAATTGTATTTCTGGTGAAATGCTATCATCTCTTTGCACTTTGATGGCCATAAGGTCAAGATTGTTTTCCATTATATTACCACATTCTTTACCTTCTACAGTATTATTGCAACGATATTTTGATTCAATAACTTCACCAACAGATTTTGCTCTTAAATGCAAAAAATAATATTCAACATCGACAATAGGCAACTTATCGATGTTTATCTTTTCTGTTAGTGTGCAATTATTAAGAACATCAGAAATTGCTTGCTGTACTGTAACAGAATCAGATGATTCCATAGCCATCAATAAATTTTTCTGTTCTTTAACCAAGAAAGGTCTATATTTTATTTTTTTCTTTGAAACTGGCAATTCAATTTCATAAGTAGGCACATCAATTTTAGGTAAAGCCATTTTATTATCACCTCATTAAAAATTATTCGTTTCTGATATCACTCTCACCCATCAAATCCCAATTATCGTATTCACCTTGCAAATCAAAATTGTCCACAGGTTCTTCATATGGAGCACCAACTTGGCCTTGTCGATCCCAATTATCTGCATCACCCATCAAATCCCAATTATCCAAACCACCTTCATATAATGTTGGGTCTATTGAACCGCCAGATGTTGGTAAATCTATTTCGCCAGCAAGACCACGATCCGCACCAGCGATGGCCGCTTGAGGACCAATTCCATCTGCAATACTGGTAAATTTTGCCAAGCCTTGATCGATAAATTCCATGCCAAGTGCCTGTAATGAATTGTTTTTCCAAAAGCTGTATGCAAATGTTACTAACAATCTATGATAACCATCATCATTCCAATTTAAATCCATTTGATTAATTGAAACTGGATATGCATTGTATAAATTAATAGAATATGATAGTTCATTTGTTACATCATATTGATTAACTGTTAGTGTTGTTGAATATTCATCACGATATCTAAAATTGTTATTATATTGTGGATTTATATAATTTAACCACGCATCAAAGAAAACCTTTTGATTCATATCATCATCAACAATGATAGTTAAATCTATATCATTAAATGTTGTTAGATATGGATGTTTTTCTATTGGACCATAAGTCTTTTGTTCTGTAGTTGCAAAAGTTCTTCCTGGCAATTGTGTTGCTTCACATCGATATTGTAAACTTCTAGAAGAAGAAATGTATGGTGTCATGGCAAATGGTATTGGAAGAAGAACATCAAATCTACTAGGTCTTGCAAGGTCCTTGACAAAACTAGATTTGAAGTCCGAAATTCTTCCTTTTGTAGAACGAACACTAATGCCACCCGTTAGGGTTTGATTAATTTGACTAGTTAATCTTTCTGGTACTGAGAATAGTTCATCTATCCAGGCCATTTAATCTTTCCTTATTTTTCTTGTGGAATCTTGCCAAACTTCTTGAACGGTAGCTTTCCGAAACTGTTGCATAGGTAGCATAGCTGCCACTTCCCACTCATCAGGTTGGATGGCAAGTAATCTTGACTGAATATGACCAGTCAAATACTTTTTTAAACACGGTTTAAACTCTTTTAGGCGTCTGGAGGCACTCAGAATGTCATATGACACTCTCAGACGTTCAACATTGTTCTCATCGTCTAGGATCGCAAATTTTAAAAGCTTACCTAAAAAGGCAATCCTGTATTTTATTGGTAGGTAATGTAGATTTAATCCTAGGAAACCATCTGGATCTTTCTGTAATACCAATACCAAAGGAAATCTGTCATAATATGGCATTTCACTCTTACCTTTTGGATCATAGTAGAAACAATACAACTTTCCTGGACCAAATCTTGTAACATTTCGACCAGCATCTCTACTCATCTCGGTTGGTATTTTGAGTGGATTTTTTAATTCTGCAATCTTAGTCATCAACCATTTCATGGAATCACCAGACATAGGTTGAACCTGTTCTGACTTTAGACCGGATGAAAGTGTTTTGAGGATAGATGCCATTTCAGTATTTAGTTGAGCCCCAGATGATCTTCTGTAATGATTCTAAAGGTCCACCCACGGTCTTTGCAGTATTCTTCTGCTGCTTTCCATTTGGCTTGATTAACACCCCAAGTTGCAACTTCTTGAATATATTGCTTTGTTACTCTTTTTCTTTGTTCTGGTGGATGTGTTTGTTTTTTAGGTTTAATTTCTAATAATTCTGTTCTGATACCATTAGTTGATCTGATTTTAACCAAAAAATCTGGAAAGTATCTATGTCTACGACCATCAACTGGTGACATATAAGGTATGAAAAGTTCTTCTGAAGCCCAAGAAATGACATCATCGTTACGGTCGAGCCAGTCCATAACCCTACATTCCCATGAAGAACGATAAACTATATTTTTGAAGTCACCCACATATTTTTGTGGATTTCTTGGTTTGAATAATCCTTGGTATGCCATATAAATATGTATATTCAATTCTTAAAAGAGATTCCCATGGCCATAATTTCTATTCCAGACTCCCTTGGTGGAGTTGCTATACCAGGAATTACAAATGTACCTGGTGGACCATTAGGTGTTTTATTTGGAACCTCTCGTTATGACATTGCTGCATACAAATATCCAAAAGATTTAAGTTCTGCAACAAAAGGCCATTTCATTCATTTTACAATTAATAAAGTTGAACCTATAAAATTAGTAACCGATATTAAAAACACCATAACTAGTGGTTATGAACTTGCATCAACATCTGGTGGTGATACATTGCAAAAAGGAGTCAATTTTATAAGGACAGGTGCTCAAGTACTTGCAGATACAACTCAAACAGTTATCAAAGCAACTACAGATAGTTCTTTTACACAAAGAAAAAAGACTCCAATAAAAACAATAGCATTATATATGCCCGATACTGTTGCTTTCCCTTATGCTGCAAGTTATGGATCAACATCATTAAAAGATGTAATTGTGTCTGCAACAAGTGCTGTACCAGGTATTGGTAAAATAACTTCTACTGTAAGTTCAATCGTAGATTCTCCAGCGACAAGGCTTTTATTAAATGTTAGTGGTTTAGCAATAAATCCAAGAGAACAAGTTTTATTTGATGGTATAACATTTAGGGAATATCAATTAGCTTTTACTTTTACACCAACATCACAAGAAGAAGCAATAGAAGTTAGAAACATAATAAAAGAATTTAGAAGTGCAATGGCACCAACGATAAACTCAGGTAAAGCTGGTATGTTCTATGATATACCAAATAGTTTTGATATAGATTTTTTATTTAACGGTAGAAGAAACAGACATATTTCGAGAGTTGCAGAAAGTGTTATGACTGCTATTGATGTTAATTATGCACCTAACGGTTGGTCTGCACATACAGATGGTGCACCAGTACAAACAACAGTTACTATGAATTTTAGAGAAATAGAACTCATAGACAAAAATATGATTAATCAAGGATATTAAAATGGCTACATTAAAATATTTTGATAATCTTCCAAAAATTTTATATACAAAAAATGGTGTATCGGTATTATATACAAATTTAATTGCTAGAGCAAGTGTTAAACCATCAATATTAAAAAATCCTTTAATTTATTATGAATACAATATTCAAGATTTTGATACACCAGAAATAATTGCGGCAAAATATTATCAAGATCCTTATCGTTATTGGATGGTTTTATTGCCAAATAACATATTAGATCCACAATGGGAATGGCCATTATCTGCACGATTATTTGAAACTTATCTACAAAAAAAATACCCTAATATTAATACACAAAATCTTTTGCATCATTATGAAAAAACAATAACACAAACAGATTTAACAACAAATAAGAAAACTATTTTTTCTGTGCAACTTGATCAAACCAGTTGGGATTCAACAGTAGAAGGTAAATCTATAGTACAAACTGCAACAGGTTTGGTAGAAGTTGTTGTAACTAAAAAATCCGTTTCCGCTTATGATTATGAAGATTTTTTAAATGAAAAGAGAAGAAGTATAAAACTTATTAACTCTGCATACACAGAGCAAATAGAATCCGAAATGTTTGAATTAATGGCATAATATATGGCTAATGGTCCTGGTATTGCTTTTTCACAAGATTTTTCTCTTGAAAAATTAAATTTAATTACTGGAAGTGGAGATTCTTTAGACATAAAACAATTAGTCTATGAATTTTCATACTATGAAGATCTTTATAGCTTTGTTACTTCTGGTTTTGTTACTGTTACTGACGCTTTAGGTATAGTACAAAAGTTACAATTAACAGGCAACGAAATAATTGAGGTTCAGTTTGATAAAAGTTTAGGTTCTGGTGGAAATTCTGGAGTAAAGAAAAAATTTAGAGTATATAAAATTGGACCAAGAGTACCATCAGGAAATATGATGGTAGAGTTTTATACTTTGTATTTTTGTTCTGAAGAACTTTTAGTTTCCGAACAGATAAAATTTGTGCGTGTTTTTAAAGATAAAAAAATATCTGAAATGGTAGGAAGCATATTAAACCAAGAGCTGAGAATACCTTCTTCAAAAATAAACATACAAGAAACTTATGGTCTTTATGATTTTGTTATACCAAGAATGAAACCAATCGAAGCAATAAGTTGGTTGTCAAATTATGCAAGACCAAGTTATAATGGCGGCAATACAGCAGATATGATATTCTTTGAAAATAAAACAGGATTTCATTTCAAATCTTTATCTAATATGATGTTGAAAGGTAGACAACGACCTTATGCAAAATACAAATATCAGTCAATAAATTTACCAGATAAGTATCAATCATTTCAATCTGATGCAATAACTGTATTAAATTATGAAATTATCAAAACACATGATATGTTAGAAGATATTGATTCTGGTACATTTGCAAGTCGCTTAATTTCAATTGACCCTATAACAAGAAACTTCAACGTTACTGATTATAATTACAACAAAGATTATACAAAACGTTTAAATTCAAATGATGCAGTAAATTTTAAAAGAAACAGAAAAGGTGCAACGCAAACTCAATCACCAGAAGGAAAATTAAAACTTGTAGTTACAAATAAAGATCAAGATAAAGTTCCTTTCATAAAAGGATCAGATGAAACACTAGGTGAAGATATCGGCATTGAAAAATTTGTACCTAATAGAACTGCTGAACTCTCAATGGCCAACTATAATGTTTTAAAAATAACAATACCTGGAGATCCAAATGTTACGGTAGGTGATGTTATTCAATTCAATTTGTATTCTATTTCTTTGGAAACTAATAGAGAATTAGACAAGTTTTTTTCTGGTAATTATTTGGTTAATGCAGTTCGCCATGTCATTATTGCTCCATCTACATATCAAACTGTTTTAGAAATTGCAAAAGATAGTTCTGTGGAAGATCATGTTAATATTGACGGAGACACATTGCAAAATAAACTAAATTCTGGTATTATTCCTTTCTATAATGATATTAAAAACTTTGGCGTGCAATTTTCTGACAATAAAGGCACTAGTGTTAGTTACGAAGAATCTGTAAATACAACAAATGCAGATGCAGATATACAAGGCAATGAAGATTTTTATGGAAACAACACATACGGTGAATCGATATAATGGAAAATTTTCTAGGTAAAGATGGTTTTCGGTGGTGGGTCGGTGTTGTAGAGACCCGTGTAGATCCTTTAGGTATGGGTCGATGCCAAGTTAGAATTTTTGGTTGGCACGACAATAACCAACAAAAACTACCAACCAAAGACTTACCTTGGGCAGCTGCCATGCATCCAATAAATAACGCTGATACATTTTGTACACCTAGAATAGGTGATTGGATTGTAGGTTTTTTTATGGATGGTGATGCAGCACAATTTCCTATTATGATGGGTGTTTTACCTGGAATCAAAAGAGGTGTGGCTGCAACACCATTTTCTGGCGCAACATCAACTTCAGGTGTTGATTTGTCAGGATTTACTTTTAAAACAACATCCTCAAGTAGTGATGCGGATGTTCAAGCTGGAGAAAATTTTTACGGTGAATCAATTTATGTTAATCAATCAAACGCTGAGAGGGACGCATAATGGCAAGTGATGTCAAATTAGCCTCTACAAATGCATCTGGTGTTGAAACAAATATACCAAGACCAAATTTTGTAAACGACAGTCAAGTTGTTGGTATTCCAACAATACCATCTCCAGCCGTAGGTCGTGTTGCAAATAGTAGTACTGCTGCAACAAATTCATCTAGAGCACATTCTTGTGACTTTTCTTTGGAGTTGAAGAAAAACATAGGTGTTAAAAAGTTTTTAAAAGCAATAGCACAGGCTATCAGAACTGGTATCAGAGCAATTCAAAGATTTTTAGGATTGAGTGACCCATCTGGTGTGCCATCTGCATTGATTAATAAACTCAAAGCAATAGCGCAAGAAATAAAGACAATATATAAAGAATACATTAAACCAATTTTAGATTTTCAAAAATATGTTCTTGCTGTTATTATTAGATTAAAAGCCATTTTACAATGGATTCTTAGTTTACCTGCTAGAGTATTGGCATGGTTTAAAGGTTGTATTGGTCAAATATTAAAATCTATAGCAACACTA